TGCGGCGTGGTTAATCCCTATGGCTCTTGTTTACTACGCTGTAGCTTTGGTTGCTTGCGCGACTATTTTTAGTGAGCCGACCGTTGCAGGAGTTACGGCAGATCCTTGGGGTGTTATTATTGTTCTGTTTGCGAGCGCAGGCGTGGTTAGGGTTTGTGACTGGCTTTCAGGCAGGATTAGTGCGCTAATACTAACAGCAATCAACTTCGAACCAAAGCTTAAGTAACCAACCAGTCAAGCCGCTATCACAGCGGCTTTTTATTGCCTAAGTTAAAATAGTTGTTGACAATAATTATTGCTAGTGTAAATTGAACTCATCGGCAAGCAATACCGCTAGCCACCTTTTTAAAAGTGAGAATATTATGCCAAACCTAACTAGCGAATTAGAATTTAACTTTCCAGAGCTTAAGGGTTTCAACGTGTCAAATGCTTACGTTGAATTTGGAGAGCTTTATATGACCAGTGAGTACGAAATACCAACTAGCTTATATAGCGAGTGCGAATCGTATGCAACAAAATAAAATTTGTATTTGCGGGGCTGAGTTTGAGCCTCGTACGTTTTTATCTAAGCACTGTAGTAATAATGTGTGCTTTAATTTATTCTTTGATGAGGCCAAGAAAAATGCAACAGAAAAAAGAGATATTAAGCAAGGAAAGGCTGTCTCAGCTAAAAGCAACGGCAAGAAATCTAATTCTTGATATGAATGACGCTAATGAACTTTTTGCCCACATTGAAGCGCTACAGAGCGAGCTGGAAAGAAAGTCAAGTCGATTATCTCAATACACTTCAGGATGGAGCAGGCAGCAGGGCATAATTGACAGCTTGTCCACATCCTTGCTGTCTCAAGAGGTAATGGCATTAAATAATTTAAAGGACAAGTTTACTAACAAAGGTTTTTTAAACTCAATACAGCCGGATGAGCTGGAGGATTACATACAAAGCATATCGAACTTGTAACAAAAGGCTGCTTCTGCGGCCTTTTTTTTATTGCCTAAAATTCCTATGCTATAATAGCCCAACAAGGCGCGAGTCGCGCAGTCCATATAAAATAGGGTCTATTAACATGGCACAACCAGAAAGCGTAAAAACAAACCAAGACGGCAGAAAAAAACACATTCATCAAAAGTACGATCCAGATTATCATCCTGAGCACTACGCAAACTACAAATCAATTGGTTGCAGCTTGGCAGAGATAGGAAGTTTTTTCGGCGTAAACAAATCAACAGTCCATGGGTGGGTGGAAAGATACCCAGAAATGAAACATGCCTGCGACAAGTTTAAAATAAATTTAGTGTCAACAGCTCACAGAAACCTAGTAAAAAAAGCTAACGGCTTTGAATTCCAAGAAAAAAAGGAAATCACCGAAGGCGGCACAGTAATAAGAACCGAGGTAACAACAAAAGAGCACGCCCCAGACGTTAACGCGCTTAAACACCTGCTATCTAGACATGCGCCTGAAATGTGGAAAGACAAGGCAGAGATAGAGGTAAACGGAGAGCTTGAGGTTAAACAGACATTAGCGGAAATGTTGACTGATGGAAGTAAGCGCTAATCACGCGCAGGCTAAAGAGTACCTGCAAAACTTAGATTCGCTCACCATTAACGAGATGGCCGACGCGCTCACCTATAAATGGTTTCGCCTTAACACGCTTTATCACATTAAGGATAAAGCAGGCCAGAAGATACTTTTTGTTCCCAACGGGGAGCAAGAGTCGTTTTATGCTGGACAACATAAGCGCGACATAATTCTAAAGGCGCGACAGCTTGGCTTCACCACGTTCAAAATGATTGACGACCTAGACGATTGCCTTTTTATTCCCAATCATAGCGCCGGTTGTATTTGTCATAACTTAGAGTCGGCAAAAGATATTTACGAGAACAAAATTAGGTTTGCCTATCAGAGCATAAGCAGCCAGCAAAAAGAGCTGCTAGCATCGGTTGGGTTTAAGTTGCCCTTACCTGTTAGCGATAAAAATAACGGGTACAAGTTTTCGAACGGCTCGCAAATAAAAGTTTCCAGCGGCTACCGTGGCGGCACATTGCAATCGCTGCACATATCAGAGTTCGGCTCGATATGTAAAAAGTACCCAGAAAAAGCAAAAGAAATTGTTACTGGTGCATTTCAAGCGGTAGGTACTGACGGCACGATAACGATCGAATCAACCGCAGAAGGGCGCGACGGTTATTTTTATAAATATTGCCAACGTGCAGAGAAAAAACTAAAGCAAGCGGAGCCACTTACGGCGCTTGATTTTAGGTTTCACTTCTTCCCGTGGTGGTTGCGTGCCGAATATTCTTTAGATGATGAGCGCGGCGTACCTGAGCGTATAGAAGCGTACTTTGCCAAACTGTCATTGGAAACTGGGCGCGTATTTACCGAAGGGCAAAAGAGGTGGTACGCAGCAAAAGAGGAAGACCTATTTGACGACGTAAAGCGCGAGTACCCATCAACACCAAAAGAAGCGTTTGAAGTGTCAATCGAGGGCGCATACTACGCTAATCAGTTCGCAAAAATATACAAGGACGGCAGAATTTGCGAGGGGTTTGGCAATGACGCACCAGTAAATACTGCATGGGATTTGGGTGTTGGCGATAGTACCGCTATATGGTTTTATCAGCGGATTAATAATGAAATTCACCTGATTGATTATTACGAGAATGAGGGTGAGGGACTCGAGCATTACGCCAAGGTATTACGCGATAAGGGTTATAATTACGATAACCATTATGCGCCACACGATATTGACAATAGAGACTTTAGCGGCAACGGACGAACACGAAAAGAGCTAGCATATGACGGTTTTGATTTGGATGGCGACGGCAAGCTATACAGAATAAACTTTATTAAAGTGGCAAAGTTAAGTGTAGAGGACGGGATAAACTACTCACGCAAAGCGCTTGATATATGTGTATTCGACAAGGACAAATGCGAGCGCGGTATAACATGTTTGGAGAACTACAAGAAACAATGGAATGATAAACTAGGGTGCTACAGAGACAAGCCGCTGCATGATTGGGCTTCCGATGGCGCTGACGCATTCCGTTATTTATCAGTGGTTGAAATGGGTTCAAAAGTTTGGACTAAACCACCAACAATCAGAATATTTTAGAGAGGTTAATATGGGCGCATTAGCAATAACCGCAATACTTGAACTTGGCAAGATGGCTATAAAACGGATATGGGACGACCCAGAAAAACAAGCCGAGGAAGAGAGAAAGCTAATTGAATTAAGCCAGAAGGGTGAGCTAGCAGAGCTTGAAGCATACGTAAGGATTACGCTAGCGCAAATAGAAGTAAATAAGGTGAGCGCTAAAAACCCCTCGCTGTTTGTTAGTGGTGCAAGGCCTTTCATTATTTGGGTTGGCGGCTTTAGCATGGCGTGGTCAGGCTTATTTCATCCGCTGTTGGTTTGGGTGTGGGCGTTTGCTCAAATGGATGGTAATCCCCCGCCAATGATTGAGAGTGCCGTTTTAGGCTCCGTTGTTACTGGTCTGCTTGGTGTTGCAGGGATGAGGAGCTTTGACGGAATGAAGGGCAATAAAAAAGATTCGCTATAATCGTTGACATAACACATGGAAGTGTTACAGTGGTCTTTTAATTGGAGGTTAACAAATGAGCGTTATATTTTTTATATTGGCTATTTTTTGGAGCAGCTTCGCTTGGTGTGATTACGAAGTTGGTGGGTTAAGTCGTGATTTTTGGATTGATGTGGTATTTTGCTTGCTGTGTTATTCTTTTACGCTTATAACACTTAAGGATGAAACGTGAACGAACAAACACAAGTCGGCCACTAAGGATAACAAATGAGCTTTGCTACTGATGCGACATAAACAAGTAACCCAAACAGGTAACATCACAACACTGTAACTGATATGCGTTACGTAAAATAGAGATAAATTATGACAGTAATAAAAGCAACAAAAAAGCCAGTGGTCGTCGAGGCTGTTTTGCTGGAGCTAAACAATAGATCAATAAGATTAGCCCTAGAATTTATGGGGCAAACAGTTAATACAGATTTCGATATGGCGTCCGACAAGTTTGATGAATACTGCAACATAGTTAAATCTGACGGTGGGATTTTTATAAGAACTCTAGAATCAAATGGAGATACTCAGCTAGCCTCTGTTGGTGATTACATAATTAAAGGTGTGAGCGGAGAGTTTTATCCATGCAAGCCTGAAATATTTAAAAGAACATATGATTATTAGCTGATTTATTTTGTTTCAAAATAACAATGCTATAATGCCCTATCACAGAATAGGGCTTTTTTATGGCAACTCCAAACGAAGATACAATAATTGAATCATTAGTTAGGCGCGAATCTTATTTAGCTAGGTTTGCATCACACCTAATTAATCTGCACATCGGAAAATCTATTAATGATTTCGCTAAACAATTGCCATCCCTGCTTGGTGAGTTTGGCGAGTATTCAAGCCTAAATAAAGCCGATAGAAAACAAATTGACTCGATAATACGTCAAGCGATGATCGAAGAAATGGCGAAAGGATTTGATTTGGTCACGCAAGATATGATTGAAATGATGCCGCTTGATGCTGAGCATGTAAGCGATATTTACGATGACTTTCTAGGTCAACCATTCAAAATACCCAATGAAAAGATATTGGCAAGCTATGCAAATGCGGCAACAATGGTCTTAACTTCTGGGTCGGCAGCTCAATCAGGAGTGTGGGAATCATTCGTCAAAAACAACATAGATTCGTCAAGCAAAGCAATAATTGGTCAAATTGACGCAGGTTACAACGCAGATTTAACAAATAGCGAAATAGAACGAAACATTCGCGGTACTTACAATCGCAGGACAAAGCTTTACCAAGGCGGGATTTTGCAAGGCAAGGTAAAAAACCAGGCGGCCTCACTTGTTCGTACTGGCGTTAGTCATTACTCAAATTCTGCGCGTGACCGAACTTACGCAGCAAACAAAGATATTATTGAGACGCGCATTTTTTATGCGGTAATGGATAATCGCACATCAAAAACGTGTATGAAGTGGAACTTGCAAGAATGGCCGATTGAAGACAAAAGCTATCCTCGCATTCCACAGCATATGAATTGCCGTAGTACCTACTTGGTAAGGTTAAAAGGAATCGACCCACTCGAAGGAACAAAACCAGCGGTACAGGGTACGACAAACGATGTCGATTATTCAACCAAGCGACGCGGGAATAAAGACTCACGTTACGGCGTACAGAAAGTTCCGAGCGATATGACTAGCGGCGAGTTTTTACGATTGCAGCCTAGAAAGTATGTAGAATCAAGTTTGGGCGTAACGGGCGCTAAATTGTTTTTGGATGGTAAATTGCCTATTAGCAAATTCTCAGATATTACAGGAAGACCGCTTTCGATTAAAGAACTAAAAGAAAGCGGCGTTGCTGATAAGGCGTTTAGGTTGGCGGGGCTTGATTAATCATAAGTTCAATTGCGCTATTTGCTATTCTCGCTGCTTTATCTGCGGCGGGTAGCTCTTTTAGGCTTTTGGCGCCTACGTCTAGTATTGTGTTTTGTTGCCAATACTGAAAGTAAGGAAGCAAGCAATCCGCATTGCAAGGCTTATCGCTGTGCGACAACAAAATCCCTGAGCCAGTAACCATACTAACAATTCCTATCTCGCCAGTATCTACGGCAAAAACCTGTTGCCCTCTTACGAACTTACCCATAAATCCACCATAAAAATAATAAAAACAAAACAGGCGTAACCAGCACTATCCCGCGCTCAATAATATCTGTCACGCTGGTTTTGTATTTTGTGTATGTGTTAAACGACATAAACTAAGCATAAAGACCCGAAAAACAAAGTTGCATACCCTAGTGATTTTGCGAGCTCTTTCATTTTAAGCTCTCCAACGTAAAAACGTGCCGATACATATCACCATTATGATGCGTTAACGTGTAATCCTTTCGAATCATATTGCATCGCATCCATACAGCGCCGTCTTTTACAATTGCACTATGCCAGCGCCCTTTGTGACCTTCTGGTTTAAGCTTGCAATTCCAGCGATTAACTTCTTGCCTAAATTTTCCGATTGACCGCGCAAACGCTGACGCGCTACCTTCGTGATTCTCATCGATGTAATCCCATAAGCGTTGTGTTTTATTCATTTCTACTTCCCATTTATTTAAGTTTTCACATCTTACCAACTATGCCGCCAATATCAACAGTTAATTAATGTTATAATCACTAAAATTTATCGGGACTATTTTAAATGACAGATTCAATGATGGGTATAAAGCACCCAGACTACAGCGCAACAATTGACGAAGTTAGAAAAATTCGCGACTGCGTAGATGGTCAGCTCGCTGTAAAGTCTAGAAACGGCGGATTAACATACCTCCCGCACCCTAGCGACGTAGACCAAACAAGCGACGCTGCAAAAGCGCGGTATTTACGCTTTAAGGCGGCGGCGGAGTTTGACGGGTTTACTAGCAAGACTTTAGTTGGGCTTAATGGTGCGTTTAATGCGGTCGAGCCTGTTTTTGAATTACCATCACAAATTGAATACCTAATAGATGATAGCGACGGCAGCGGAACGTCATTGAAAAAAGCGATAGAGTCAACCGCCGATAATATTCTGCAGGTTAAGTTTCACTGCCTTCTTGCTGATTTTAATGGTTTGGTGCAAGACGACAATATGACGGTAACACAGGCTAAGGCACTAGGGCTAAAAGCATCAATAAAGCACTATCCGCGAGAAAGCTTGGTTGATTGGGACTTCTCGGTAGTCAATGGCGTTTATCAAATGTCATACGCCAAGTTGTCAGAAAAAACAACATCAGTTAATAAAGACACGTTCGAACGCGAAGAGAAAACAAATCACTTGATACTTGCGCTTGACGATGACGGCTTTTACTATCAACAGCTAATTACAACTGACGAGTCAGGAAAGGACGAGATCAGCGAAAAGGAATACCCATTAGCAAACGGTCAAAGGTTCGATTCTTTGCCGTTTCGTATTGTTACCGACGATTCAAGCGAAATAAATAGAGTCCCTAAAGGGTTTGGAATCTTATACCCAATCGCGCTAAAAGCCTTATCTAGATACCGCAACAGTGCAAATTTACAGGAAGTCCTACACCGATTCGCGCAGCCTACGGTTAAATCTACGGGATGGAGCGCTGGCAGTGGCGAAATCTACAATGAGCTTAACGGCAGCAAGCAAATAAAGCTGGGCGCAGAAGGCGGAATAAACTTGCCAGACGGCGTTGATATAAGCTACCTAGAGTCTAACGCCGATAATTCTTATTTCTTTAATTTTTCAGATAGAAACGAAAAAGAAGTCAGGGCGCTTGGTGGCTCATTTGATACTAGTGATGCAAAAGAGGAGGCCGTTGGCGTTGCAAAAATCAAGAGCGCAGAACAAATGGCGGCTTTGGTTAGTACCGCTAATTCATGTGAAGAAGCTTTTACCGATATGCTTGAGATTTGTTACCGCTTCATGACTACAGGCGGAGAGCCTGAAATTAAGGTAATGCTAAATAAAGAATTTAACACTAGCAAGCTAGAGCCTGCTGAGCGAGCGGCGATTATCAATGAGTACAACATGAGCGTAATCTCGCTAGAAGAAGCGCAAAGACAGCTAAAAGCTGGAGGCGTATTGCAAGCCGAAATCGAGGTAATAATGCAAGAGTTAGAAATGGGTAGCGGCACAATTAGTCAATTTGACTAACAAATAGTTAATTGTGCTATAATAGTTTACACAAACAAAATGCAATTAAGATAGGGTCTATCATGCAATTAGAGTACAGCAACGAAGCGGACGTTCCGCAAGATGCAAAAGAGAGCTTTGTCCCATTTGAGCAAGACGGCACAACCGTTTTTATGCACAAAAGCTTAGCGGAACAAAAGAAAGAGACTTTTAGAAATTTAGGTCAGTTGAACACGCTTAAAAATGAGTTTGGCTCATTTCGATCTAGTATCGAAGAGAAGCAAGCCGAACAAGCTGCGGCGGCGCAAGCTGCACAAGAAGCTGCGCTAGCTGAACAAATGACGAAGCTAAAAGATAACGGCGAGCACTCAGAGCTGCACAAGCTACAGATGCAGCAAATGCAGGACAAGCTATCAACCGTTGAAGCAACGGGCGCAGAGTGGCAAACGAAGTACGACCAGCTAAACGCGCAAATCGCAGAGAAAGATAATAGTGCATTGGCAATGTCAATCGCTACACAATTTACATCGCCAGATATGGCTGCGGGACTGAGCAAGTTGCTTGTACTCGATGGCCACATTAAAAATGTTGGTGGTAAAGCCGTTTTCACAAATGCCAGTGGTGAAGCTGTTGACGGTAGCGTAGAGCGTTATATTGAGGTTTTAAACCAAAACCCAATGTATGCGGGATATGCTAAGTTCGCATCAAGTAAGGGCGGACACGGTAGTAAAGGTGGCAACGACAGCGGAGCAAGCAAAGCGATTAGCCGCGCTGAATTCGAAGCGTTAACGCCATACCGAAAATCTAAATTCGACTTTAAAAATACAACAGTTATAGACTAAGGCATAAAAATGGCTAATACACTAACAGGTTTAATCCCTGATTTATACGCAGCATTGGACAAGGTATCACGTGAATTAACGGGCTACATTCCTGCTGTGGGTACAAATTTAAGCGGCACGGCGGCAGCGGTAAACGAAGCAATTCGCGTACCAATCTCTACAGCTTCAACGTCAAGCGATATTTCGCCATCGATGACGATATCAGAACCAACTGATAAAACCGTTAATCACGTTGATGTTAAAATCACGAAATCTAAATCAGTTACTTTCGGTATTACTGGTGAAGAAACTCGCGGCCTTAATAACGGCTCAGGCGTTAACGAGTTTCAAGTTAAAGAAATTGCTCAAGCAATGCGCACTCTTGTTAATGAAATTGAACAAGACGTAGCAGACGAAGCTCGCGCAAATGCTTCACGTGCTTACGGCACGGCTGGCACGACCCCGTTTGCTACCAACTTAAACGACCTTAACCAGCTTCGTAAGATCTTGGTTGATAACGGTGCGCCAACTGGTGATATGCAATTAGTAATGGATACCACTGCGGGTGTTAACTTCGGTAACTTAACACAGTTATCAGACGTAGATCGCTCAGGTGATACAGACTTCTTACGTCAAGGCGCTCTCGGCAACAAGATGGTTCGAGGCTTCACCGTTCGCGAATCTGGCGCATTGAGTGACGTAGCGGCAGGCGGCTTAACTGGCGACCCAACCGTAACGGGCATTAACGCTATCGGCTCAACAACAATCAATGTTACTTGTGACGCCGATGATACGCTAACGCTAGTTGCAGGCCAAACAATCACGTTTGCTGGTGGTGATGACAAGTATGTAGTTGTTGAAGATGTGACTATTGGTAACTCAGCAACGGGTGATGTTATTATTGGCGGTAACGGCCTTCGTGTTGCTACCTCTGCTAATGACGCCGTTGCGGTTGGTGCTGCTGCTGAGGTAGGCATGGCGTTTGACCGTGAAAGTATTCAGCTTGTTACTCGTGCCCCCGCAATGCCTGCTGAGGGTGACGGCCGCGCAGACAGCATGGTTATCACCGATCCAGTTAGTGGTTTATCTTTCGAGATTTCGCACTGGAAAGGCGCACGCAAAAACAAGTGGGAAGTTGCACTAGCTTGGGGCGTTAAAGGTATCAAGCCTGAACACGCGGCGCAACTACTAGGCTAAAACCCTAGTTGCTAAATGTGTTAAAATAAGGGTATCAATTCGATACCCTTTTTTATTGGAAAAATTATGGCAATTTTAGAAACCAAGAAAATAATCTTAAACGGTCGAAACATCACGGTTAACGCAGATGATCCGCGCGCATTACTTTGCGATACGCTGAAAGAAGACAAACCGAAAGCAAAACCAAAGGCGAAACCAAAAACGCGAGGTAAGTAGAATGGCGGTAGGTTCTAACAGTGCAAAGGTAGAGTCGTTAAAAACCCCAATTTCTGATGGCGTTATTATGTCAAAGGAGATGACGGGGTTATTTAAAGATCATTACGTCAGCATTACATTTTACAGCGATGCTCAGTGTACTAAAATCGTTAGCAAATCAGACATGGCTGGCACAGTTGTTTTTTCTGCGACTATCAACGGCGACGAATACGGGGTAATGCAGGTTAATTCGGACAGTAACGGCATACTAACCCTTGGAGGGACTAATGAGCTGGTGGGCGTTATGAGCGGGTCGTATAGGTTCGCAAAAGCTGAGTTAAACATAACTGATAGCGGCGGCGCTACCCATGCGATACTGACCGTTAGTAGCTTCAAGGGGTAGTTAATGACATTGCCAAGCATATTAACCGCCTCTCAAGTAAGTTCAATGATAAGCGAGTACGGAATATGGGAGCTTGAGGAAAGCTTTACGAGCCTAGACCAGCAAGATGCTGTAACTGACCTACTTTCTTCCATTGACTTCGGCGAGTCAAAAACATCAATAAACGGACTGGTTGAATATGACGACACTGGAAAGTTCTTTAAAGTCTTGAAGGGCGGCGCATTCTTCTTTAAAACCAGAGCGAGAGCGGCAAGAGTTGGCGCAAGTTCTGGGGAATCCGAATTATTTTTACAGGCGCAAATATCCACTGATAACGGAGCTAGCTGGATTAATATTGGAAACTCAGTTGATGTTAAGATTGATGACAGCAGGCAAGTTGAAATATTTTTTGATTTCAGCCCCGCCGAATTTCCATCAGGACTGCTTGTTCGTCAAGTGTTCGCTAGAAGTTCGCTAGGTACTGACTTTGGCAGTCTTATAGCTGGAATACCTAGCGCGTCGCTTGTATCGCAAGGGTTAAGCTCGTCGCCAGCGGCACAGGTTAGCGTTTACAGCTTGAGAGGATTTAACTACAAAACCTAGTAACTAAAAACCGTTGACAAGCCCGCAATATTAATTTATTGTGGGCTTTATTATTTAAGGAGCTATTAAAATGAAACAAAAACTACTAAGATTTATTAATCGTTATCAGTCGCGCATTGAAGTTGAGGCGCATAAAGAAAGCAAATTTACTGGGCGCACGACACATAAAATATTATCAATGGCGCTTGCTGTTGGTAATTTGAAATACATTGCGGCTTGTGCTGTTAGTGTTGTTGGTTGGGGCTTATTTTTGTGGGGGATTTTTTAATGCAAAAACTACACGAACAAAACGCGCAAGAGATCGCGAATAATCAGATATTGAAGCTAGCTACCGAAAATAAGCTACTAGAGTCAAAGTTGGTTTTAGCTGAAACACTGAGAGAAGATGCTAATATCAATAAAAAGCAAGCGCTAGATAAGCTTGAGGCTTCATTAATTAACGTTAGCTACGAACGACTAAAAGCAGACACGCACGAAAAGCGAGCTGATTTTAACGGCAAGGTGGCGGGGTGTCTTATGGCTGTTAATGTCGCCTTGGCTGTATCAGTTGTTATGTTGCTACTTCCTTAAATAAATAACCAACCCCAAACATGATATAATAGCCCAATACATTTTTATTGGGCTTTTTTGTGGCTATTATCGTGGAAGATGGAACAATTGTTCCTAATGCAAATTCGTATAACTCTGACGCCGATTACGTAGACTTCGCTGCGGCTCGCGGAATAACTATCGGTGCTGATGCTGCTGCGCGTGAAATTGAGTTAATTCGCGCTACTGATTACGTGGATAATGAATTAACACGGATGCAGTCAAAAACAAGCGCAACGCAATCATTGCGATACCCTCAGTCTGTTAGTTATGTTAACGGCGCGCCAGTCGGTAAAAACACAATACCTAACGAATTGAAGCGGGCGCAACTTGAGGCGGCTATATCTGTATTTAAGGGTGTCTTTGATGTAGTTGCAACTCCAAGCAATATAAAGTCAGAATCATTGGTTACAGGCTTTAAAACTGAATACTTTGAAGATTCAATAATTGAGCCAAAATCTGATAACGCAGACACATATTTAGATATGTTATCACCTACATCTGGCGGTTCATCTTTTAGCGTGGTACGTGCGTAATGGCCACTAACACGCAGTGGCTAGCAACTGCAAATCGTATGATTAATGCGTCTCCGCAAACTTTTAACACTATTATTTTAACTGAGACTGGCGGCATCGATCCAATTTCAAATGTAGGAACTGTTATTGCGACAGACACAATTGATAGAGCGTTAATTTCTGATTTTACAAATGTCGAGCGACAAGCTGACGGCGTCGGGCTAACTGACCGTAAAGTTTTATTTGCCAATAATCCTCGAGACACAACCATGTCAAATTCTTTGTCATGCACAGTTAATGGCGTCGAGGTTAACATAGTCAATGTAAAAGTGGATCCCGCTGGGGCTACAACTGAATTACATGTGAGCGACAAATGAGTTTTGAAGATGATTTTGATATTGAAGCTGAGATTTTTGCAGATATACAAAAAGTTCAGCGCGTGGCCGCTTTGACCGTTTTGAACGGTGTAATAATTGGCACACCTAAAGATACTGGTGAGGCTCAAGGCGGCTGGCAAGTTGCAGTAGGCGAGCCAACAAGAAAAGAGCGATCTAAATTGCGTAGGGCTAGCGGCGCACTAACAGAAGGCACAAGCGTAATTAAAAAAGGCACTGCTTCGGTTGAGCTGCAAGATTTGTTTATCACCAACTTAAAGCCTTACATTGTGCGACTAGAAAACGGATGGTCTGACCAAAACAGTCACTTTGTGGCGGCGGCAGTACAAAAAGCAGGACTTGGAGAGGTAAAACTTGGCTGATTCTATTTTACTAACACGCAATGATTTAATTGAAACTTTGCGTGATAACTTACCAGCGGGGTACAGCCTTGACGATGTTAATTGGCCTAATGTTGAATTTAAAACACCAAAGAATTCAAAGTGGTTACGCGCAGTAATAACCAACAACGACACCGATAATAACGCAGCAGGTGGCGGACATAAGATTACAGCGGGCATATTTACCGTTGAGGTTAATTATCCGAAAGATAGCGGCGAAACCGACGCAATAACCGACGCACAACACATTAAATCAACATTCGAAAACAAACGATTTTCAAATACCAGCACTCAAGCATCGAGCATCCTTTTTACGGGCGTTAACGATAGCTGGTATACTATACAGATACAAACAAATTACTATTACGAAGGTAGCTAACTAATGGCATTACTAGAACGTAAGGATATAACCTTACATATCGCACCGCAGGCGGTGTATGACGCAATCGACACAAACCCTGTTTTTACTGAGGTGCGCAAAACTGGTGGCGGATTAGTTAGCAACCCGACTTACGTGCAGGGTAACGAACTGCAAACTGACGGACAAGCAGCAAAACAAATTCAATTATTGCGCGAATCATCGATGACCGTTGAATTTGATATGAACCAGCAAACGGCTGGGTTATTTGAAAACTTAATCCACGGGGCGCAACAAGATAATAGCCAAGCGGCTGATACTGGCATTGAGGCCACTGCCACTGGGTTTGTCATGCCAAGCGGCCACATTTCAGCGTTAAGCGTCGGTGACTGGTTCCAGTTGTCAGGATTTACAAATAGTGAACTTGATTCGGTTTACAAAGTTGAATCAATCGACAGCGCAACAGAAATTACAACCGCAACCGCCCCAGCAGCAACAGAGGCGGCAGGCGCAAGCGTAACGCTAACCAGCATCAAGTGCGCTAGCGGCACAACGCAAACAGTAATCACTGCGCAACAACGTACATTTGACGGCTCAAAAGTTGGTAACATTGATTACATGACTGCTAAAAATGTAATCTCTGATAGTGGCACGATTTCAATAGGCAAAAGCGGAATTGTAACAGGATCGTTCGAGTACAATCTCGGTAATCCAGAAGCAAGTCGAGCAGCAATTGCTGGTCAAACTGACGCAGCAAAAGACACTAGCGATGTGGTATCAGCAGACAACAATACGCGCATGTTATTTGTTAACGGCGTTAACTCAGGCTGCTTATTAAGCTCGATGGATGTTGAGTTTGCAAATAATCATGAGGGTGACGGCGGCGGCGCTGGTGGCTGTCCTCAAGAGTATGGGCGCGGTCAAATCGGCGTTACTGGTGCGCTAGTTGCTAAATCGTTCCGTGACGACTCTATGGTGTGGCATGACCGCCAGCAAAACGGTACGCGCATTGCATTGGCCTCGCATGTTTATTGGCCTGATGGTCGCTGGATGGTGCTAGAAGTTACACGCGCGGTAGTTAATGAGCATTCATTCGACGGTGATAGCTTTGTTGAGAACAACATGTCATACACGGCAGAGGGCGATCCAACAACAGGCGCAACGGTTCAAATCTTCCGAAGCTGGACGTAACAACAAGTTAATGTAAGGGCGGCGCTTAATTGCGCCGTTTTCGTTTATGAATATAGATATTAAAGCAAACTACCAAGAAGACAAAAGCAAGCAAGATAAAGGATCGCCGTGCTATTTGGGTGAAGAGTCTTTTATTCTTGTGCGTCGATTTGGTACAACTGAAACAACAAAAGAGCTTGAGCAATTAAAGCGTCGATTATTTGGTTTTGCAGATAAGCACGATGAACAATTATTGCTAGGTCATTGGCTGGCAGAGCATGGCGTTACAGGGTGGGAAGGCATCGGCAATGGCGGCGACGAAGTTGAATACTCAACACGTAATTCACTGGATATATTCACTAATCCGCAATACATGCTATCTCTAAACCAAGATTTATTGCGTCACGCTACGAATTACGCTCATTATCTGCATGACGAAATGAGCGAGGACGTAGAGGCGGTAAAAAAGAGTTAAAATATAGAAGCGAAGTTGGTTACGGTCAAGAAGAGTTTGAAGCCGTTCAGATGGCCAAAATGGCAGGCAGAAGCGAAGAAATAGAAAAACTAAAAGCTGACATGAACGAAAAGCGATACAGGTTATTAGGTGCGTTTAATCAGCTAAGTCAAGAGCGCAGACTAGAAAATAGTGCGCCAATGCCAATTCTAAACAAAAGCATTCGTGAATATATTGAATATTACGGCGCAAACGGCTACCCAGACGACTTATTTATTGAGGCAATTCAAAAAATAGATAACGCATACATTGATGCTAGATGCGAAGAAATTAGACGGAAGAACAAGAAATGACAACTAATAAATTAATTGATGTTGAATTACGGGCTACTAGCGCACGACGCAATGCCAAGGCGCTATCTAAAGACGTCAAAGGTATCGGGGCTAGCGCAGACCGTACTGTAAAGTCCGTCGGTAAGTTGGCAAAAAGCGCGGTAGCTGTAGCGGCAGCAATAGCGGCAGCAACAGCGGCGACTGTGGCGATGGTAAAATCAAGCGCAGACGCAAACAGAGAGCTAGAAACAATGGCTAAGCTGGTTGGAATAACAACGACTGAATTTAATGCTCTAGCGTTTGCCACAGCTCAATATGGGGTTAGCGCTGACCAAATTAGCGATATATCAAAAGATGTCGGCGAGAAAGTAGCAGAGTTCGCCGCCGCTGGCACTGGCGCTTTTCAAGATTACGCTGACGTTATGAAGCTAAGCGCAAGAGAAGCCCAATTAGCTGCGCTTGAATTTGAAAAGCTTAGCGGCGATCAAGTTTTAAAAGAAGTCGTTAGGAATCTAGAGGCCGCTGGAGTTTCTGGTGGGCGCGTCAGCTTTGTTCTCGAATCGCTTGGCAACGATGCAACAAAACTAATTCCATTACTAACAAAAAACAGCGCAGAGCTGGAGAGGCTGACCAGCGGATTTAACTCCTTAAACAATCAGCTATCAATTAGCGCGGCAGAAAGTGGCGATCTAAAAAAAGTTTCTGAAACATTTGATTTATTATCGGGCACGGCTACACAAGCAAAAATAGCGATAAGTTCAAGGCTTGCTCCCGCTATCAGTGAAACGTTTACCGACATAACAAAGCTTATCCCGCCCGCAACAAAGGCGCTAATTGAATTTATAAACTCATTCAAAGACGTAGAGAGCATAAAATCAGTAGTCGAGCTAGAGAAAGAGCTGGCAAGGGTAGAAGATAGTCTAGAAAGAACAACTAAACGCGTTGAAAAATTTGGCTCTTTATTTGGCACCTCCGATATTGATAACGCAAAAGAAAGAATAAAAGAACTACGCGAACAGATAGAAAAGCTCCAATCTGTATCAAAAGGCGCTATTTTCGAGGGTTCAGGTTTTGCGAACGCAGACGCGGCTGGTGAGGTTGATGCGGCTAGAGCTGGCGCGGCAGGTTCAGAAGCTCCAGAGCTGACTACAAACGTAAAAGAAGATGCAGCAAAAAAGGCGGCAGAAAAAGCGGCGGCAGATGCAGCGGCTAGAGCAGCAGAAGCTTTAAATGCGCTAAAAGCAAATCTAGCCCTAGAAACTGAGGCGTTACAGCGCGAGAACGCAATACGTGCAGGAATACGCGAAGGGGCTATCAACGCAGAAATTGGCGAAGAGGTGCTGAGGTTTTCAAATAAAACAGCGTCAGATACAGCAAGGTTTGAATCAGAAATAGCAAAACTTACGGAAGATGAGGCAATTAAAAAAGAGTTGCGCCTAGTATTTCAGGAGCAGCAGCTTGAAGAGGCTAGAATTTTTGAGGGGACGCTAACAGCTATAGCGGCGGAGGAGTCCGACAATAGAATCAGAAAGCTAAAAGAAGAAGAAGCGGAAAGACAGCGAAACAGCGCAAGCCTGTTAACAACTGGTGTAAATCTTGGCGCTGCGCTATTAAAAAACCAAATCTCAAGCAACGCGAAAAGCGAAAAAGAGAAAAAACGCGCTCGTAAAAAGTCTGTAATCATTGATACGGCGGCGGGCATTTCTTTAGCGTTTGCGACCAATGATTACATTAGAGCAGTACCAATTGCCACCTCTATTGCCGAGACGGGGCTAGCTAATTTAGCAACCATTAACAGCGCCTCATCTGGGGCAGCGGCTCCAGCAGCCTCATCTAGTGCGCCACAATCTATATCAACGCCAACAGCTCAAGCCCAGCAAGTGCAGCAAACTGCGAGAGTAATAGATCTTAGGACTGATGGTAGCGCTTTCTCATTAGCCGTTGCAGAGGCGACTAATAGCGTCATATCTGACGAGAACACAATAGTTCAAATAACAGAAGGGCAAGCCGAGGCAGCAAGACTTGGTGTGATATAATAACTCAATTGAATTATATTGGGCTAAAACATGGCTAGTGCTGTATTAATATCGACAGGAACAGAGCAGCAAAATGCGGCTAGTCAACTAGACTTTGCCGCATTAGCTTTTGATACTCTTTTACCGTCCAGTTCATTTGCGGGCGACAATTCAGATCCCGCATTTCCATTTTTAAATACTATTGATTATCGAGACAACACGGTTTACAGCCCAAATCAAGATAGCGGAACAACTGTAATTGATTTTACGCAGCCAACACAATCACTAGTTGATTATTTTGCGTTTGCAATTCACAACTCTCAGTCGTCAGAAATGACTGGCAAGTTTGAGGTGTTCGACGGGCTTAGCTACATAACCGTTGCTGAGTGGTCATCGATAAAAGATAATCGCCCGTTCATGTTTACTTTTGACGAAATAGCCTCATCTGCTCAACGATTAACAATCGTCCACACAGAAAAAACATACATCGGCGCAATTCAGTTCGGAAAGTTTTTAAAGCTAAAATGCCCTAGCGTTGGCTTTCAATCTGGACGATACGCGCCGCTTGACACTGTGGAGCAATTCCAAACAGAAGGCAGTAACTTTATCATTGGGCGTAGAAAAAAGCGCGGATTTCAAACGAAAGGCGACTTTAAGCTACTAGAATTTATTGATGCTAAGGTTTGGTATGAACGATTTCAGAATCACGTGCTAGATAGCAAAGCTATGTTCTTTAAATGGTCAAAGAATAATGATGAGGTTGCATACGGCCAACAAAACTATAAAACAATGACCAAATTAAGATATGTAACGCCATATCACACTGAGTTATCATTAGAAATTAACGGCTATTCATAAATGTCATATAACGATTTAAAAAAAGTTAACGGCGCTAAAACGTGTGAATTTATTGATTTGACGCTAGACTGGTGTCGCTATGTCAGCGCCGAATATCTGGCCGCTGGCGCTTTGTCTGCGCCAGCTATCGCGCAGGGTTACGTGGGAGCGATCGCTATAACTGGCGGCAACGCTACGCTATGGACGCAATCAAATAATTACCTACGTGTTAACGATGAGTTAATAAAAATAACTATCGACAGTGACAATCAATTAACAATTACAGCGCGTGGGCAATTTGGAACAAGCGATGTGGCGCACGCAGCAGGTGCGGCAAATTTAGTTCATCAAGGTGAATCTGACGGCTCATGTTGGGGCTTTCCGCATCATTGCAGCAATGGTGATGCTTACCTGTCCACATCAACCAAAACTTTCACGTTTCCTGATACGCGCATGGATTTATCAAAAATCACATACAGCGGATTTCGTAGCGTTTCTCGCTCGTCTGGACAAGTAAAGCCAGCGGAGTCAATGGGCAGTCGCGCAACGTTAACTGCTACGGTAGCAGATAGCGTTGATAATGACGTATACGTACCATACCCAAGCAAGCGCACAAGCAACGGAACGCTATTCGGTAAGATTTTAGCTAGACACCCAAATATTAAAGGGCGCAAAATTGAGCGTTACAGCGGCTTTAATCCGCTTGAGTTTGATATTGATAATTTTGTGTCGCAAGAATACATTATTGATTACGTTCAGCTTAAGAAAGGTTTATTTACAATCAAGGGCGTTGACCCATTGCAGCTAGCAGAAGAAACGAAATCAAAAGCGCCGATCACGAATAACGGCACAACCGCAAGCGCTATAACTAGCGGAACTGGTTCATTTACTTATGCTAACGACGTAGGATTTAAATACGGGCAAATTGGCGACAGTGTTTTTGTACGCATTGAGTCAGAAATAATTGAATGTACAGTTGCTAGCGAATTTGGATTGATTGTTGTGTCTCGTGGGGTTGATGGCAGCGAAGAAAAAGACCACGGCATAAACGCAACAGTTCAGGAGTGCTTAGTTTACGACAGCGTAAACGTAGTTGAAATAATTATAGATCTACTAACTAGATTTACATCCATTGCCTCACGCTTTTTTGATGATTACACTTCTGTCATTGCCGCTACGGCAGCTATTACGCTAACGACAAAAATAAGCAAGTCAGAATCAGTATCAAAGTTGATTAATGAGCTAATCGTGGTCGGCGATTTAACTATGTTTTTTGATGAAAACGAAAAACTAATCCGCATAAAACAAGTTGCAGAGCAAGACGTACAGCCGATAAGCATTAACGAAAATGACCACGTTGAAATAGACAGCGCAACGATATTGCTAGATGCCAAAACGCAATACACGCGAGCTGGAGTTAACTGGTCTCCATTTGACGCAACAAAAGCAAAAGAAACAGACGATTTTTCCATCAAATACTTAACCGCTGACGTAAGCGCGGAAAGCGATAGAAACATTGGCGAAATCAACGAAAAAAAAACCTTTCAATGCCGATGGTTAACAAGTCAAGCCGGCGACACGGCAAAAGGAACGGCCATTGCACAAAGGGCAATCGATCGAACAAAGTCAATACCAAAAATCGCAAGTATAACGCTGGATGCGGAAAACGTAGGTGATACTCAGGGCGGAAAGCTGGAGCTTGGCACTATTATCAGCTTGGCAACTAGCGAGTCTCAAAATGCCGACGGTAGTACAAAGTCTGAGCTATACCAGATACTAAAGATACAGCAGAAAAGAGACAGCATGAAACACGAAGTAACCGCTAGATTGTTTCAAGATCCTATACAGGGTATAAATATCGACTTTACGATTTCTGAAAACAAAAATGATTACGACCTGTCAACTGAGTTTGCTCCAGTGTCTGGTAGTTACACGGTACTAATTGATCTAGGTGTAACAATCGGTGCAACTTCAACGTTGCTGCCAGCATTTACTACTGGCGCTCAAGCGACAGGAGTCACAATTGATTTTATTGTTCGCGGGTCGATTCTTGGTGCTGGCGGTGCTGGCGGTGCTGGCGGCGTATTAGTTTCACCCGTTACAGCGTACTATGAGCAAGTCGGTCAGATTGGTTTTGTTGGCGGAAACGCTTTCGAGGCTACCATTGATTGCACGATTAACACGGGGTCTGGTGAAATATGGGCTGGAGGTGGCGGCGCGGCTGGCGGCACGTCTTACACTTTTGGTGACGGAACTTTTGTTGAGAGAAAGGCTGGCAACGGCGGCAGTGGCGGGCAAGGTTTTATTGGTGGCGCTGGCAGCACAAAAGGAAGTGCTAACGGTTACGACTTCGGCGCTGTAGATGGCGTTAACGGATCGGTTTCTGCCGCTGGTAGTATCGGCGTAATAAGTGGCGGAGCATTCGGTGAAAAAGGCGACAACCAGCCAGAAGACGACATCTTGGTTGACGGTAGTTTACAAATTGTTTCTGGTCAGAAGGGTGGAGATACTGGATTCGCAATTGTTAGCAACGGTAATAATGTTATAATAACCGCAGGCGACAACAGCTTAAATATTAAAGGTAGACGATCATAATGATTTTTTTTAGTGTTGCATTAGCTAATTTTATCGGCGATGTTAATTTTGCGTCTGGGATACCTGTAGAGGTAAGAATACGTAACGAAGACGGAAGTAGCGGGGCTCTAGCGCTAATATTCGAGGACGGCGAAGGAGAAAGGAACATATCGCAACTTGGCGCTACGACTAACGGTTATGGGGTGATTGAATTTTGGTGCGATTCAGAGTCACTTAATGTTGTAGAATCATCTAGCAGAAGAACGGTAAACGCTAGCGGTGGCGGGCTTTCTGTCAGGATAAAAAGCGGATGCGTTTTAGATGAAGCTCCAAACGACGGTAATACCTACCTTCGTGGTGGTGGTATATGGGTGAAATACCCATAATGTCCATTACAGAAAAAACAATTAGCATATTCTCGCTACGCGATGAGCCCAACAACTTGATCGGTAACGTGCCAATTTACATAAAAAATGTAGACGGCTCGCTAGCTAGCATATTCAAAGTAGCTGACACATACGCAACGCCTACCGAATGTGGAAACGGCATAGAGTGTGGTGACGGTGGAGAGGCGGGAGACTACTTTATCTCTCATTTAGCTCCAGAACAAAATCCAGTTTACACAAATGAATACGGTCAGATTTCAATATGGGCTGATAACTCAATTGAATACACAGCGGAGGTTATAAGCGACGCGCCTAAAAACACAGGGCTTTATGCAAGAATTAGCGGAAACTGGGAGTTATTTGCAGTACGCAACTACAAAGCTGAATGTGGAAACGGCATAGAGTGTGGTGACGGTGGAGAGGCGGGAGACTACACCGGAATATCGACTTTATAGGTTCTATGCGTGCTTTATCGCAACCAAGTTAACTCCTTCATCCGTAATCCCGAAATTAGTTTGGCGGGCCGTTAACGTACCCGCCTTCGACCCTTGAAATTTCGTTGATAATATATTCCTCCCTATTTTTATGTCTAAGTGAAATTAGGTGTAATAGTGTCAACGGCTCCAGTTACAGCGGAACTGATCCCTGTGGCTATGCCTCTAGTGTCATTATTAACGATTAAATTAGCATTACCTGCACCTTCCGACCTTACGCCTACAGTAGTAGCGCTCCCTCCAGAGCGATTTTTTACAGTGTTATTCATAACGCTAGCATTATCTGAATTGGTTAGGAATACACCCCAAGTCCCACACGCTGTTAAAGTGTTGCCTTTTATGGCTACATTATTACAATTCGCTAAAGCGCCCTGAACGTACACACCCCTAGAACCAGCGTCTCTGACCTTGTTACCATCAATAGAACCATCTACAGAATTAATCACTCGTACACCTGCACCTACAGATCCGTTAACTCGGTTTTCATCAATATCGAAATCAACCATTGCGGAGCCAACTATCGCGTCCCGTCCGGCGTTATCTATGGTATTCCCTTTAATAGCTATGTCTTTGTTGGTTCGCGCCGAGTTAAGGGGGTCTGTAGGCGCTGAAACTATCGCCACCCCGTCTAATCCGGCGCCCAAAACAGTGTTATTTAAAATCTCAAGATTATTTATTCCTCCAAGCGCGTCTGATGCGCTGGCCTCGATACCCGTAGTAACAGGGTTGATAATCAAATTACCCGCTATCTGCGCATTATTAGCGCCATTAGTTAGCTCAATCCCTAGTGATCCCGCGTCGACTATGATGTTATTGCGTATGATACCGTGGTCTGATTCTTCACCATAAGCAATCCCTGACTTAGTGCTTGAGAAAGTGCTTGTGCCTGTCGTGTGAACCACATTATCAGAAATAATGAAATTGATTGAGCCGTCCTCTGTCGATATGGCATTTTCCCCTGAGCTATTAACATAGTTCCCCAGTACCCTAGCGCCATCACTCTTAACAGTTGAAGAGCCTTTTATGACGATCCCGATTCTGGCGGGATTTATGACGCGATTTCCTTGAACTAAATCATCGGTGTTAAAAGCAAGAAACACTGCGTCGCCACTGTTAACAGTCACTTGCGTGCCACACCCGTCGAGCACGTTATAAAGAATCCTCGTCCCATCGGCGTTTCGGATATTAACACCAGTTAGCGCGGTGTCTTTAATCAAACATTTATTTATTACCACATTAGAACATCCGTCACCGCGAACACCTACGGCGTTAAAATCCACGGTTTGATTGGCCTTGTTTCCGTCGATCGTTACGCCGTGGAATACAATGTCGCTATTAGCAGATACGTCAAAAATGTCTAAATCTGCACTGTCGGCGAGTTTAAATATCAAGCTACGTTGGCCGAATATAACAGTATTTGCGATAGGTCTTAACACCTCCGATACAATATAAGTGCCGGAGTTGCCCGTTATCATGCCGCCTTTATTTAGTGCCGCCTTTATAGCCGCCGTGCTATCTGTACTTGGTTTGGCACCAAATTGGTTAATAAGGATACCGTCTTTTTTAAAGTTTTGCTGCCACTGTAGTCCGTTATCTAGGTCGATGAAGCTACCCCCGTCGTCTGTCCCTGTCGCCGCGGCAACCACTTTACCGAATAAGATGCCTGAATTGTTGCCTGCGGCATAATCTAATACAGCGACTAGTTGGCCTTCGGCCAGCGTTAAGTCAGCTTTCATCTCTGCGACCGTGCTTTTGGTCACGGACGAACGCCTACCTAACGCCTCAAGATATTGCGAAGCCCCCACCTTATCCGGGACTCCGCTCGGGATTACTCCCGCCGCGACGAGTAGTGCCTGATTAAAGCCCCAATGGTCGTTAACTAGTTCGGCCTCCCACGGCGTACCTGTGCCGTCGCCGGGCACGGTGGTGTTCCGCGCCTCGCCGTATGGGTATTCTGGAGTAGATGGAGCTACCTTGTTTGGGTATTGCAATTCTGGGCTGATAGCCATTATTTATCTCTGATTAGTTTCGTTGTACCATTATAGCACAGCCCGATAATCCGCCAAACCATCCAAGTAATCAATAAAATAATCACAACGCACTAAGTCGTCCGCAACATTAATATTTCTATCTATTAGTGTTGCGTATCGACCTCTGGCGCGTCTAAACTCAAAAAGGGCGCTTTCGTAGTCGCCCTTGTTTATATACTTCTCACCAAGCTTTTCAACTTGCTGACACATCGCTTTTGTATATATTCTCATGGTAAATTTGCTTTTTATTATTATTTGGCTAAATCTACCACTTTTTGGTTAATCTGGCAATAGATGCTCTCCATGTATTGCTATTTGCAACTCTCGTTCTTCTCGCTTTTTATCCATTAGCTTTTTAAGCCGTATGCGCTCAGGCGTTGCGGTGCACGACTCGGTTGTGTACGTTAGTGCATCACCGTGTTTCTCGTCCTTTAAATCTGATGCAGCTTTATTCGCATCGGCGATTGACTTGTGCGGCATGTTAAAAGATTGATCAAAATTATTATTTAATGATGTTAGTTCTATGTCGTGATTAGCCATTTTTTACTTCCAATTAATTAACTTGCACACACAATAATATAGCCGCAGAATTATGTCAACGGCTATTTAGTTTTATTTTCGCCACTTACCGTTTTTGATGGTAACCATTGCACGCTTACCGTTTTTGTATGTAACAATGTGACTGTTAGACCAACTACTATTTCCTGAGTTATACCCCATATCGAGCGAACCAGAAACGCCAGCTTGCCATACGCCGTCCTTAATCGTTGCGCTATGGCTATGACCTATATTGTGCCTAACACCTGTTTTAACGTATGCTTGAACACTTCCGCGACCTCCATTGCTGCCTAAGTGCGAATGAGCCGCGCACTCGATACCATTCGCAATCATAAAGGTGTCATCTTCACGCAAAAATATGGCACCTCCGTCGTAGCCCGCCATCTTACAAGCTGACTCAAACGCGCTAAAGTTTTCACCGCTTTGAATTGATTTATATTTCGCTAATTGTAACTCAAGAAAAAACACAGCGTTAACTGGGTCGTGGCGGTAGTCTTGCTCTTTTAGCCAGCGCTCTATTGACTTGTCGTGATTTGACTCAACGATTACGGTCGTGCAGAATTCGCGCCTAAATTCGTTAATCGTATCAATTGTTGATACGATTTCACCTTTTACCGACTCAGTTTTATTATGATGCATAGCAAACATAAAATGAGGGTCACGCACGTTATGATGATTTCTAGCTTGTTGATCTAACGTATCATGCAAAAAAACATATCTAGGGCGCAATGCATCAAGCATCGAATCGCTATCAATCCAGCTAGCACTTGAAACCACTTTGTCAGGCTTTGCGCTATGTATGTCACCAAAATTTATCGCTTCAATATCGTGATTGTGCGTCACGCCTTGGGGGGTGTACCTGTCTGTTAAGTCGTAGAATTCGCCCGTTAATTTTTCCGCGCTTATTTGTCTGACAAACCAGTCTCCGCTGCCACCAACCTCAACGACTAACGCACTAAATGAATGATGATGCTCTGCTAATTGCCCAGCTTTCTTTTGTATATAATTTCGCTGAGTGACGCAGCCAGTCGTGTACATCAATCTAGCGCCCATAACTTTAGGCGTTGCAATCGATTTCATTTGCAATTTAGCGTGCGGAACTATCGAACAATCGTGATTAGTATGATTATCCAGACCGCTCAATGGGTCTTTTGCTGTTGGCAATATATTTAACTCGCCACACCACACAAGCCCTTTTGCTATTTGCATCGACTCATCTATCATGTATTTTGTTATTTTAGGGTCGTACCAGACACCATCTTTTTGACTAACTTGGCGTCCACTTAAATCATAAGTAAAGCCGCCAACAATTAATTGCGCGTCATTATGCGCACAATACGTTTCTAGCGACTTTAACCACTTGTCATGTACGTATGTATTGTTTTGAGCAGAAGTGAGCACAAATAAGCTACCTGATAGCTTTTTGCGTGTGTCGTCGGGCTTTAAAACGGTTCCTTTTGCTATCGGCTTGTCGTCGTGCTGCTCCCAAAAATTACTGTAACTTTGGCGGCGAAAAAAATCACCCACAGCGTTAACTGACACGTAAAATTTTGATGCTATTTTTCTATAACTAAGGTTTTCTTGCTCCCTTAGTCGTACTATTTCAACCAAATCATCAGGCGTAAACATTTACTTTTCTCCATTAATTAGAAATGCAAACATAGCACACTGCACGAAAACGTCAACAACTTTATTTTAGGCAAAAAAAAGACCGCTAATGTTAGCGGTCAAATGGTGGAGCGTGGTTTTTATTATTAGTAACTGTATTTGTTATGTGTTTTACACCCATGCCAATAGGGATTGTAGCAAGTTGGCATTCTTGCCCAATATAAAACACATACAAATAAAGTTGGTCGAATCAGCAACGTGACCAGCGTCATGAAAGGGAAAGATAACCCCTGCCTACGAATTTGTTATTATCACGCACTGTCAGAATGAAAGGAGTACATTCTCAGGACGGTGAGTCCGCCGTGCGTGTAACTAGCATTCGCTACAACTACTTAGAGTGACCGCTACGTGATAGAAAAACAATCCAACTCCGTACTGCTAAGTTTTAAGTATATTAATTCATTTATTTGTTAATGTAAAGGGTTTATTTAAAATAAACCCGATTAATTTATCGTTTGCCAGAAGGGAATATCGTCGTCCCAGCCTTCGTCTAAATCTGGTGCTTTAGGTTGCTGTTGTCCACCTTGCTGCGGCGCTTGTTGCTGCATTCGCTGCTGCTGTTGCTGTGGGGGCTGATTATAGCCGCCTTGTTGCTGTTGCTGTGGCGCTTGTTGCTGGAAACCGCCTTGCTGTTGCGGTGCGGGCTGTTGTGGCGCTTGCTGGTTAGTGTCAATATAGCCACAATTCTCAATTCGAGCATTTTCCATGCGCAACTTAATATACTGACCGCAATCGCTAACATCCACCTTTAACTTGTCAGCCGTCAAGCTTACCCAGTTACCTTCGATTAAAGACTTATCATAGTAATCTTTTTGACCTTGAGATTTTGCAAAAATCATTGCGCTGTAATTTGTATATGACTTTTCCTGTGTCTGATAGTCTTTAATAACTTCCGACAACTCTAAAATGTACATTTTAGATTGCCCATCTTGACCGCATCCATCCTTGATATACGGTGCTTTTCTTAACTCGCCTGTTACTACGTGCATAATTATTTCCTATTTATCATTAAAAGTTATTGCTTACATCTTCGTCGCTTGGCGCTTGCTTCGCTGATTCTTCGTGCTGCACTTTATCTTGTTTCGGTGCTGGTGTAAAGCCTTGTTTCGCTTCTTGTGGTTCTGGCGTGTAATCCTGCACTGGCTCGATTTGGTTGCCCCCTAGCAATTCCAAGCGCTGCTCAATCGTCAACACACCATCATTGATAACGCGCAACACAACGCCATCTAAATCGGTTTTACCCTGCTGCATAGCGTCAATAAACTTACCCCTATTGGCTTGGAATTTATCATCTGAGTATGGTTTAGCTTCAATATTAGCAACTGACAAAGATACCTTTTTGCTTCTTGATGTTGGAATTCTAAAAGTTTTAGGCTTAGATTCGCCGTGACTTGCAGCGCTAAATCGAATTCCGCCAGCCGCTTTCCCCGCCCAAGTTACGGTAGGATCTTCGTAAAGCTCAATCATTTGACCAACCCAGTTAATTGAGTGTTTTGTGAAGCAACCAATAAGCATTCTAATCATGCCTTTTGATGGTCGCCACGGTAAAGGTCGGTCACTGATATAAACGTCAAGCGGCTGGTCAAGCTTGCCTGTTTGAACAACCTTTGTGATCATCACTGTAATTGAAGATCCAGTAATATCGGCTGCGTTCATTTGGTCACTTTTGGCCTGTGCCAAGGTTGTGACATCACCTGTATTTAAGCTTTCCATTTTATCCCCTAAATTAAATCATCAAAGCCATACATATTAGCAGCCCACTCAGGTGTAACCAAATCAACGCTACCATCAAAATAGGCAGGAAAATTATCACCATCTTTGCATTGCTGCCACTTAAATAATGTTTCTATGTATTGCTCACGACCAATTTGCAATTGCTGCTCTGTCAGGTCGTATTTTTGCACTAGATACGGCGCTGTTTTTTGCTGTGCTAACAATGACGCGCTGTGACCACTGCCGAGCGCAGCGTTAACAATATCAAGCGTGAACGCCATTTTAAACCAGTAACCAGCGTTATGAGCTTGCCGCCCAAATGCTTCTGGCTCAATTGATACCGTTGTTTTGTAATCTGGAATCTGCTTGTCTTTTGTAATGCAATCAGGACGGCATTTAACTTTAAACCACTTTTCACTGATTTGAACCTCTGCAAAAATTGAAAGTTCGTTAACCGAACCTTTAAACAATTCAACGTTAGACGGATAATTAAACATCGTACCGCGCATGTCCATTATTTTATCGTAATCATCAGGCTTTACAATTGTTTTTCCATCATGTTTACATTCAATTTCTTGAATAGTTTGCGCTAAACTAAAAGGCATCAAGCTATCGTCGCAATCTAACAGCATAATAATTAAATCAGGGTGTTTTTTGGTTGAGTAACCAGTGCGCCCCATTTCTTTTAATTTTGCCTTAATGTCTGCGTCTGACTTAATGTCAAAATCTTCCTTATCAAGACCGCGAACAAATAACTTATTGAACTCGTCAGGCTCTAATATTGCAGCGTGTGAAGCAGTGCCGAAATGCAAGGCCGCCGTTTCTTTATGTTCGCCAAATCTAACCTGTGCTGGACAAGTTTCATGCACAGTCCACAATTCAGAACCGCTTGAATAATCTTTGAACTCTTCGCTGTGGTAGTCATCGTTTGATAGCTCATCTGCTTTGTAGATTTGAATATTGCGTATGTTATTGATCATCTTGCCTCCTTGTTTAAAATCACGCCCATCTTACCAAACGGGCGCAAGGTGTCAACGGTTTATTTAACTATCTTAACGTCATAGCCTAAAAGATTTGATAGCTCTGATAAGGTCATCTCTTTTGGGTCATCTTTAAATATAGATGCGTCAACATACTTCAATGCGTAACCATCCTGTTTTACAGCCTCCAAACAAATCTCAGGCGTCTGATTGTGTACGTACTGCAATGCGTAACCATCCTGTTTTACAGCCTCCAAACAAATCTCAGGCGTTTGATTGTGTACAAACCGCAATGCGTAGCCATTTTGTTTTACAGCCTCCAAACAAATATCAGGCGTTTGATTGTGTACGTACTGCAATGCGTAGCCATTTTGTTTTACAGCCTCCAAACAAATATCAGGCGTTTGATTGTGTACGTACTGCAATGCGTAGCCATTTTGTTTTACTTGATCCAAGGTAGGCTCTGGCTTTATTTCTCCGTTACCAATATTTTTTAAATCGTTTAATGTAATCATTTTTTGTTTCCTATTCTTATGTTTTTTTACAACCTCAAGCCCAACTTCCTTTAATTTAATTATTGGATCTCGTTCTACAACCTCAAACCCAACTTCCTTTAACCTGATTAACTCAGACATTTTAATTTTCCTCTTTATTTCGGCATTATCACCGCGTTTCAATACGGACTAATTTACAGCAATCAATCAGCGTGTCAACAACTAATTTCATTTATTTAAATAATCTTTTAACGCCTCTTTTGCAGCAAGCGCACCGTAGGCCACAACCGCAAAACCTCCAGCGGCCTCTACGCCTAAATTGAACTTAACTTGCTCTTTGCTAGCGCTTGAGTCACGCTTGCGACTTCTTTTTAGCTCGATAGCGCCAATACCATTGCAAAGTAAAATGCAGTCGCTAACGCCACTTGTAAGCCCCATAGACCTCATTTTAGATCTATATTGCGGCTTTGCGTCGCCCTCATTCATCGGTGCAAACAACAATAATTCTAAAATCGGATATTCATATCGCGCCCAGTTAACAAAATCAATTTGTTCTAGGTATTCCTTGCGACTTTTAATTTTGCTAGCGTTCTGCTCATCATCCCAATAGCACATAACACCAGCTTTATTTCGTTTTTTGATTATCATGATTCAGTTCCACTAATTAATCTAACGCCATTTACCACGGACTTACCTTTTTCATTAATGCGGTGCGTAATATGGCCTACAATGCCAAGCATTGCTTTATTACTAACTGCGTTAACAGGCTTCATTTTTGCAAACCTTGCAGCCCACTTCCTGTCGGGAATAAGCTTTATAACAAAATTATTCAAATAAGCTTGCTTACCGTTGCCGTTAATTTTCCAATAAGTGACAGTTGCAACCTCTTGTTTACCGTCGATACCAAAGCTGTCTAAATAATATTTAACTGTTATGCTGTCTTGCTCCCTGCCAGCAACTAGAATTTCAAACTTTTTAACAGGTTTCCAATCCTCTGCTGAGTACGCCTTGTTCATCAATTTAGCGTTAGGATCAATCAAGTAAACGCCGCACTTTCTACACTCTTTAGCAGCAATATCGTTTTCAGCGCCACAGCCTTTAATTACTGTAATGCCATTTCTAACCTGATTTTCACACAATCTCGACTTAAACCAATGTCCACAACGCCCGTCGTCTTCATCAAAATCAGAACCTACGCAGCGCCTAGCGTGTTCGCTATTCATCTCGCCGCACTTAGGGCAAGCAATTAAATTTTTCTCATATTCGCGCTGGTCATTTACGGCATCCTCCAATAGTGGATCGTCAAACATTTCGTGCATAGCCGCCATCGTGCCGCTAAAATCCATTACTAAATGGCTAGATTTTGAGTATCCAGCTTGCTCATGCTCAGGCTTTAACAGCCGCATTCCGCGACCTAACAATTGAGTTAAAAGCGTTAAAGAGCCGATGCGGCGCAACAATACGCTAGTGTCCCATGGGCTAACGCTGACTCCCGTAGTTAAACATCCTATCTGAAAAATATACTTATAACGAAAAGTCCCGCGCTCGTTTAGCTCTCCTTTTTTTGCGCCGTTTAATATTTTGCGACGTTCTTTTTTACCGGTGCTATCAGTTACAATCGCGTATTCGTCGGGCGGAACACAACTGGCGGCCTCTTCACAGTGTTTTTTGCCGGCGCATGTAACGAGCGCACACAATCGGCTTTGCGTCACCGTCACAACTTCCTGCATAATGCTTTGCGTTGCGCTCAATGTCATTTTATCGTGCATCTTCTCGATGTCCGACGCGCTAAAATCTTTTGTGCCGCTTTGCTCGATATTGTCGAATTCTGACAGGTCATAACCGCCAGCAGCGTGGCCAAATTCAGTGTGATGAATAAATCCGTTTTCAACTAAAAATTCACGACCTATTGACGGTTCAATTTTTTGTTTCCAAAAGTCGCCCTTTATTGACTCAACGCCGCGATAGGGAGAGCCAGTAACACCAAGTACAACCAACTTCGGGTTCAGCGTCTTAAAGTGATTTATTATTTTCGAATAACCAGTATCGCCATTGTCTAAAACATCTTTCCAATGACACTGATGACACTCATCAAAAAGTATTACATTCGGAATCCAGCCAGAAAACTCCCTATCAAGATGATTAGCCACCGTACCTTCTGTGCCAACCACCGTATCGAAATAAGTTGATTTTCTGCCAAGTGATGCGCTAAATATTGAACATCTGCCACCTTGCTCAAAAATCGCCTCGCTGTTTTGCTCAACCAGCTCACCAGTTCTAGCAAGCATTAATAATTTAGCGCCAACTTTTTGACAGTGCAGCGCATACTCGGCCATTATTAGCGATTTTCCAGCGGATACATAAAAGTCACCGTAAAAAGCCGTGTTTTCCTTTTCGCCGCGCAATCTCAATCTCGTTTCATTTATCATATCGTTAATTGCATTTTTCTGAAATTCGTATGGTTTTAGTTTGCTCATATCAAAAATATCTCCTTATTTGATTTCGATCTGTTTTCATATTTTGGTATTGGAATTAAATTTGGTAGCGCATTAATAACTCTAGGATCAACAACGCCAGACCTAACCATAACGCTAACAGGAGTTATGTGGTCTATCTCCCAATAAGCGCCCCAATTTCCCCAGTTCATTTTATCCGTAAACTGAGACTCCAAGTGCCTGCGAAGATCAAGCCTTGTGTACCCAATTAGTTCCTCGCTTTTACTTGCTTTATTGGTCGACGTAAGCCTTAAAACCCTTGATACCATGTTTCTTATTGAAACCATTGATGCGTACTCAGGATCTTCCTTTAATCTTTCTTTGCCCCTTATTGATTTTCTTAATAGTATTGCGTCTCGATTTTTCCAGTATTTAGCCATTGCTTTGGCTCTGCTTTTCTCTACATTGCTGTGATACTTGTCCCTTTCCTTCGATCTCCATTCTGGGGTTTTACGCCTTCTTCTGGCTTGCTCATTATATCTAGCCCTGTTTTCTGGGTTCGACTTCGACCTTGCAGACTTCTCCCTTGCGCAAACCATGCACCCGTTGGATACTGAGTGGACGCTTACGTGCCTGTTTCTGCACGGCTCGCCAGTAAAAAACAATTTCATACCAAGTGATTTTGCTTTGGGTTTTGATATTAAGTGAATAAATTGCTTATTCTCAAAAACTAGGCTTTCTCGCACCTTTTTATCATTGAGAGTTAAAAATTTTATCCTTTCGCTTTTGATGTCATCTCTTCCATGTTTTGATATTAGGTGATTGTCGATAGAGCATTTTTTGCAACTCCTTGACATGCTCCTTTCCGAAACGTGACCATATTTACAAGGCAAGCCAGTAAAATAACTTTTAAGCCCCAACTTCTTTGCTTTCCCTATCGTTATTATGTGCAAGAATTTTGCGCTCGTTTCTGAATTTTTGCGCCCTACACTTTCCGCTGCACGTGATTTTATTTTTTGATCCATAATATTCAGCCCCACAGATTACACACTTTCTTAATTCGATAGCCATAAAAGCCCCTTTATTTGATAAATATAACAAAATACCGTTACGGATGCAACTGTGATCATTAAACAATCTCCGCATCATAACCACTACAAAAAGAGGCCATGTTTTTAACGTCAACAACTTTGCCTTGAGGCGTCATGTACAACTCAAAGCCGCACTTTTCAGCTTGTATAACCGCTTCGGCTTCATGACAAACAGGCATAAACTTAGCTAGCGATTTAATCTCTCTATGTATAAAATGCAGGTTAAGCGGTTCAAAAAAACAGATTGCGTTAAATCCTTTTGTCGCGTTTAGTTTTTTAGCTTGATAATAATCAGCCGTCAAAATAACCTTATCTTTAATCTCGCCAAAAATTACGCACGAACCAAAGATTAATTTTTTGCCAAATGGTTTTAATGGATTGCCAGCTCCAGCACTTAGCGAGCAACTAACCTGATTTCCGTGAACGTCAGTAACCGCGATAACCTCCGCACCATTAACTAACCTAATCCCTAGCGCCTCATCAACTGGCACTGACTCATAAAATTTTATTGCATCTTCATTCTTTTCTAGATTCATCGGTAAATTTACCCTCTTTTTTACATTAACTTTTGTTGGATCTGCATCATATCTAATATTTGATTCGATTGATTCCACGGCCTCGACAAACGTACAGCCCGTATAATCCTGTATGAATTTAAAAACGTCACCACTAGCGCCACAGCCAAAACAATTAAAAAATTGCTTATCTTGTTTTACGTGAAATGACGGCGTTTTCTCCCCGTGAAATGGACAGCAAGCACTGTACGATCTGCCCGACTTTTTTAATTTAACATAGCCGTCAATTACATCAACAATATTGACGCTGTTAGCTATGCGGTCTATTTCGTGTTGTGGGATTAGTGCGCTCATTACCCCTCGTCAGTCTCTAGTTCCCATTTCAAAAGCAAATTCATTAACATTTGTTTGTTTGCTGACTCTGCTGCTGACCATGCTGCTGACCGTGCTGCTGACCGTGCTGCTGACTCTGCTGCTGACCGTGCTGCTGACCGTGCTGCTGACCATGCTGCTGACCGTGCTGCTGACCGTGCTGCTGACCGTGCTGCTGACCGTGCTGCTGACCATGCTGCTGACTCTGCTGCTGACCATGCTGCTGACTCTGCTGCTGACCATGCTGCTGACTCTGCTGCTGACCGTGCTGCTTCAAGCTCATCAACGCTAATCTCACCCCTTGCAAACTTCGCCGTGGCTTCAATAGCTAACCTTGGGCGCTTGTCTTCTGGAAATTCTTTTTCAAAATTTTCAATGCAAGATAAAGCGTATTCACAGCCAAGTAATCGAATATCTTTTTTCTGACTATCGCTAAATTGATCGTAAGTTTCATCAATCAGCCACCACGTGTCATCCCATCCGTTAGATTTCAAACATTCAGACAGTTTAGCGTCATTATCACCGTGAGTCTCGATAAAAGTTTTGTAACCATCTGCGCAAGCGTTAAGCTCTTTTAATTCTTTTTTATCTGTAAATGTTTTCATTTTCATTCCCCTTAATTAAATTCAACAACGATATTACAGCAATCGGTGTAGGTGTCAACGGTTAATTTACTTTTCTGTATGCTACATATTGCTTCTTAGTGTTTATCATGCAGTCAAATAACCACTCTGAGTGGTTGCATACAAATTCGCAGCCACTACCATCCGTATAAACAATTAAATCTCCAGCGTGTATTGGCGAACAACCACCAACAACACGCCACCGTTCTTTACCAAACAGCTTTATTTTTAGTTTTTGTAATATGTTCATTTTACGCTCCTTACTTTGCTAAATTCTTTGAAAACTTCATCGCACTTATTGAACCACTCACCTCTTACGTGCAATCGAGGCGATTTTAATTTATTATGCAATCTTGATTCTGCTTGCTCAGCTTTGAATCTAGATCCGAATACTTTAGATTGCAATAAAGTTATCTCGATTGGGTTCCCCGTCTGCATATCCTTAATGCGCCTTGTTGGGTTATCAGAAATGCCAACCTTCAAAAAGTCGCCGTTTTGCATTAGGTATAGCTCTGCGTTTCCTTCCTTTCTTTCTTGTTTCTGGTATTTCTCAACTTTAGATCTAAAGTATGCTATCGCCTGAACAGCGCAATCCTCGTTTATTTCTCCATCTCCGTTAAAGTGCTTAATAAACAGAGCTGCCGCATACCTGCAAATGTACTCGCTAGATCTTCCTGCTACACGCCTCATTAGTTCTGAGCTGTACATTTTTCCATTGGCAAGATGCTGCTCAACACGATTCATTTCCATGCGGATCAAGTCCAAAGCACCATCTGAAAATTGAACGATACTACAGTCAGGGGTTACACCTCGATCAGAACAGCCAACGACGCACAGAGAAAACCTAAATTTATAGGCGAATTTAAGTCCCTTACTTCCGCAAACTGACAATACATCACTGTTTAGCTCGTCAGTAAGATGTTTATAGCACTTGTATTTATTAATCATTTGATTTTCTCCAATAATTTGTTTTTAAAATTAATAAACTCACTAGTTGCTTTTTTTGCATCGCGGTAATTAGGTGCGTACACCTCCATTAAATCAGCGATATTTTTTGGCATTATGGATTTTATTTTAACCATTTCCGCGTCACTAAATCCGCGCCAGTCACCACGAACAGACGGGTATTTAATTTCAGCCAACAAGCTTGCGTAGTGATTTGATAGCAAATAGTCCTTAGCTGACTCTGCGCTATCAAAACCGTAAACTTCTCGGTTCGACCCACTAAAAAACGCCTTCACAACATACCCACGCTCATCAAAATGAATCCCGTAGTCATTGTTAGCTCTAATTCTTATCTCCTGCTTAACTTGCATTTCAAGACTTGGAGGCATGTTTATCGTTGCAATCTCTATCCAGTCATCATTTGTTAAATCGCTAAATATAACCATTTACCCGCCTTTTAGTTTCGGATTGATATAAATTCGCTTGCCGATTGCGGCGCAGTATCCAGCCTGCTCAAGCTTTGGAATTACCTTTTCACGAATGTGTTTTGATAGGCTTGGTTGTTCACCAAAAACAGATCCGCGCTTAAATTTGTTGTTCATCTCGCTGCAAACAAAATCTTTTTTGCCTTTTTGCGCCATCTTTGTTATTTCTTCAACTACCGCTTGGCACTCAGCCACTTCGCCGATGTAACCGCTTGTAATAGCCGTTTTCTCATAAGCTACTAGCATTTGCTTACAAATATCGATGGCCTTAGCTACGCACTCAGTATCAACTACTGTACCGCCGCCGTTCGCATTCCAGTTTTTGGCAACGTGCAAAACACAGGCAACTTTACAGATGCGTTTATCGGCCTTGCCAACAACACCTTGCATCATTGGGTTTCCGTACTTCTGCCCCTGCGCTAAAAACGGCTCGTAATATTCAAGTAGGTCGTCAATTAGATCAATTGATTCATCATTAAACGTAAATACAATATCGTCACAATTTACTAGCTTTGTAACTAAGTTAGCGTATTCAGCGTGTAGTGATTTATCTATTGGCTTCCGACTTCTTTTTCGTCTATTTCTTTCGCCAAAAGCCCAAGGTTCTTTTAGCAAGAAAAAGCGTTCTGCTACACCGTTCCCGTTAGCCGCTGCATCTAATATTGATTTAACCGTATTTCCTTGAGCCAGTACAGCCACGCAACCTCTAACGTGACCTTTTATATCGCCAGTACTTTTCCTTGATATAGAACAAAACCCGTTATCCCAGCCATGAAGAATACCCTCCGTGTTGACCACGCCGCCGTTACCGTAAAGATTACCAAGCACCGATTCTATTGCGCTACCTTCGTCTGACATTACGTTAAACATGCCTCCGCGAGCTAGTGCACCTTGAACAAGAGCCTCTGGCGTAGCGTCCGAAACACAGTAGTTATATATTGGCGTCTGCTCTAGTTTTCTTTCTAGATCAACTATCTCACGCATAATCTCAGGTATTGCATTTTCATGCTCTGATTTTAGCGCTTCTTTTTTTGTCTTTATGTCGCGGGTTATGATGTCGCGCTTAACTTGCTGGTTGTCATTGTAATGGCTAAATGCGACGCGTATTGGCTTTGAGAACGCATTATGAACGCCAGATTTGCCAGTAGACGGAGGCTGACCTGTAACGCTGTATATTGAAACAACTTCTTCATCGTTGTATTCGTAGCGAAAACCCTTGACCATTGCACTAGCAATTACCGCTAACCCGTGTATATAAACCGTGTTTATAGGGAACTGGATGCGCTCCGAAATTTCGCGCGACATTCTCGACAGAATATCATTGTCGGTATCGTTAACTAGGTTAACGTCATCATAATCAGTATCCTCAAGCTCCTTTGGCGAATAATCAGGCCATATAACAGCAGGTACTATTTGCTTTGCCTTTAGTCTTGCCTTTACTACGCCTAATTGCCCTTCGACTTCCGTAACGCCTAAAGCGCCAAGCTCATTCATTAGCTCATTCACTACTTGACCCTCTTAACTAAAAACTCACCATCAATGCCAACTAAGGTCTTAAATACCATATCGCCTTTGCACCTATCTATAGTCATGCGAACAACGCCCTTTGATTTGCCTTGAACATCAACAATCAGGGTGTCACCCACTGACGTTTTGCTAATTATGGATTGTATATATTGTCTGTAATTCATTTTACCCCCCTTTCGACAAGGTGAGACTATACATCATTGTTTAACGTTGTACAACAACAGCAAAAGAAAGCGCCCAGAAAGTGACACTAAAAGCACCAGAAACGACAAATTAATTCCCCAGAAACTCAACTTCTGGGGACAAAGTGGGGAATTCAATCCCCAGTTTTTTAAATTTTTTTTAACGTATCCAATGGCTTTCAAGGGGTGTTTTGTTCATTTTTTGCGCAAAAATGCCAAAAGTGGGGAATCTGGGGACAAAAAAATAAAAAATTGAATAACTGGTTGACCATAAAAAAAACTGGGAGATAAACTATTTTTTAACCTATATATATTAAAGAAAATATATAGGGGGTGGCATGTCGATATTTTACTATCACTCCCCAGAATCCCCAGAAAGTGAAAAAAGCGACTTAAGGCATTGAAATGTAAGAGAAAAAAACTGTCCAAAAACTGGGGTTAACTTCCCAGAATTTTACCAAAAACCAATAAACCATTGATTTATAATGATTATTTTCTTGAAAAAACTGGGCACCGCTGGTCAACCAGCGGTAGTATCACAAAATAATCCCATTTATTTCAATATAACCGTTGACACCTCCAACCAATAAGGTAAGATGGAACCAATTAAACGAAACAACTAACCAAAGGGAAATAAAATGAACCCAACAAAAGCACAATCAATAGCAAAACTGGCGCAATGGTGCGTTGAGAATAGTAGTGAAACTTTCGATTTATTTTTTCAGTATGATTCACATAGTGGTTATATTGAGCTGATTGTATATGAGGACGGTTATGATTCAATGAGCATCAATGATGAGCTGTTTTCAATTTACATCGATGAGCACGAAAGCGCATACGTCGAAGAGTGGGTTGACGAAACAATCACCGAACTAAACATACTACTAGCGGAATCAAACGAGCGTAACTCTCCAGAAAATGCAGCTAAGTTGCAAGCTGATCGTGACAAAAAAGAGTTAGCTAGAGCTAAGGCGGTCGTTGCTAGACTGGAGGGTAAGTAATGAAGCATAAAAAATGTGTTTTTTTTGAGCCTTACGGAGATGGAACATTAGTAGAAATATTTACAGGTGGAAATTACATTAGCGCTGTAGTTAACTTAAATAAATGGTTTATGTTTAGAAAAGTAAAATTAATTAGCGCCAAAGGTCTAAATTACGATTATGCAAGAAAGCTAATTCTTGAGGAGTACAAGGCGTGGAGCAATTAAAATGAGAGATAAACTACCGTACGCAAGCAACGCACTTATACAGCAAAAGATAACTGCACAACTAGATAAAATTGATAAGCTTAAAAAATTAATCTTGCAATCAAGGCGCGAAGTGTTAAGGTTGCAGGGTGAACTTACCGGTAAAAATGGAGAAACAAAATGAAGCATAAAAAAATTATAGAACAGTGGTATGAAATCGACTTCAACACATCTCATAGGTTCCTTGGCGCTAAAATTGATGAGTTTCTAAATGGATCGCCAGATCTTGACGACAATGACGACCTTGCAAGCGAAAAGTGGCAAGACAATCACACTGTACTGCGTGATTTTGATGGGGATTTTAGTGGTGTTTTAATTTATCACAACGAAGACACTAAAGCGCTTATAGAGTTTATTTGTAATAAAATCGGCATTAATTATAGCGATGTTTTAGGTCTTAACTTCAAGCTTATTGGGTAGGGAGAAACAAAATGATTGATTTAAGTAATGCGAAAGTTGGGGACTGGTATTTAGACGCAAACGGAAACAAACTTGATTTAAGTAATACAAAAGTTGGTGATGAGTATTTGGATGCAAATGAAAACAAACTTGAATGCGTTTTTATTGCCTCTAGCGGTGATTTTAGATATGTATTTACTGATACCAAACACGGTGGGTTTACTGGTCTGTATAACAATAAAGGCGAAAACAATAGTCATTGCTGTGTTGATATGGTATCAAAAGTCGACAAGCGCCCTTGGCTAAAAGATATGCCTGATGCAATGGTTTTCGATATTTACGGCGTAATCAGCATTCAAGGTAACGCACAGGACGGGTGGTTTGATAATAGAGGTAATGTGCTGTCATCTGGTTTTATGCCATGCCTGTCCGCAGACCGATGGAAAGACAGCAAAATAAGCATTGAAGAGTTGCGAGAGTGGCAGGAGGTGAATAAGTGAACATGTTGGAATTTCTAAACGAAAACATTGGAATTATAGTGTGCGTTATTATTGCGGCGCTTATATTAATATAACGTCAAAAAGTTGACGCTTTCGTATGTAAAAGCGTCAAAATGTTGACAACATAAAGGTATATTATGAATAACTTAGATAAAGAGCTATATTTAGCTCGTAATGCGTTTAACGAGGCGTCACGGCGCCTAAACAATGCTGTTGATGCAAGTAGTCGCAGCAAGGCAAAAAGAGGCATTAAAGCGCGCTACAGAGGCCTCTAGAGAAGTCGAAATAACTGATAGAGATTTTTAGCAAATTATTTAAAGTAACTGTTGACGCCTGCGTCGTAAATGGGTAGCATGGGTGTTCATTAAATAACGTTAGGAAAAGTCGAAACAATGAAAACATTAAATATAACTTGGTTAGGTAGCTGTGAACGATGCGGCTCAACAGAAGATAAACCTCATAGAGTTGAAACTGAACGCGGTCATGGTGAACTACTTTATGATGGTGACGAGGTTACTTGTCAGCAATGCGACAACAAAGGCGTTATAAGTTGTGATGATGGTATTGCATTTGTCGAATGGTCAGAAGAATAAATCTAATTAGGAAAAGTCCAATGGCTAGAAAGATAAGAGAATGCACACATTGCAAGCCCGGTGATGATGATTGTCAACATTGCGGATTGCAGGGATTTATAGGGTCTTGTGATGATTTAGAGTGCCAAGAATACGGCCATGGTTCGAATCAATGCACTGCATGGGTTTCGAATGATGAATTACAGCAACATAAAAGCGCACAGGATTATGAGCGCTTAAAGTCATTAGCAAAGGCTTTATATGATGATGTAATGCCGCAGGTAGGTAAGCTAACAATTAATGATTATGCCGGGCTTAATGAACTTGGCATTTTACTCAATAAATAGTTTCGGGGAAAAGTAATCGTGAAAGATAAATATTATGAAGACGTTGTTGCATTTACTAAAACTTTAGAAAACTGCACTCCTACGAAAGTACAAAGGCATTTCAAATGGGGCTACAACAGAGCAGTGAGAGCGATAGAGCAAATGGAAATTGACGGCATTGTTAGTAATAAAGTCACAGCAAATGGCCGAAAAGTTATAAAGCATCAACACTAGATTTACAGCCGCTTCATTGCGGCGTTGTCAGTAGTAAAACAAATCATTAGGAAGAGGAATAATTATGCCTAGAGAGCAAACCCCGCTACGTCCGATACAAGTTGATTATCGGTGCGATGAATGCAGCAAAGGCTATTACAGGCCAAACGGTAATTCAATGTTAATGTCTAGCCCGGCAAAGTTTGAGCACTCTTGCGATAACTGCGGACATAGCCAGACCTTTACCGAGCGTTACCCTACCGTTCGTTATGCAAGAGAGGCCGAGTTGCTAGAACTTGAAAACTATCAGCAGCAAACAATGAATTAGGAAAAGTCATCATGATTATTGTAACAGGTGAAAACCAGTTAGAAGTTGGGGACGAAATAACGATTATTGGTAAATCAACTAGTGACGACCAAAGAACAACGGTTAAAGAAATAATCAAAGTTGATGGCAATGAAGAGGTCATTATCAATAAACGTCAAAACAAATACTTCATCACAAGCATGTTATTACGTGGTGAATCTTGGGCGCTACAAGTCCAAATAACCAATCGTTAGGAGAAGTAAATATGTCTTAATTGACTTGTGGAAACTGCCCTAAAGTAAGTTTCGATCCATCACAAAAATGGTCAGTTGTTGGTTGTGGTGAAACGGGATATGTAATCCCTCACCACTGCGACTACCAGCAAGAAAAAGTCACATTTTGGCGGGTTCCTGATTTTTGCCCTCGCCCAAGTGTTGAAGTAACGAAAAGTGAAGAACAGGCGCCAAATAACGAATGGGTGATAAAGAGTTTTTCAGAGTTTTAATAATATTAAAAAAAGGAATCAAATGCGCGAACTAACACAACAAGAAATTGATAATGCGCCAGAGTGGGCGACTCATTACAAAGTCGTCAAGTCGGTTACGCTTCAGAATCATCCGGTTATTTTTGTTGCTTGCGAGGATGAAGCTGCTAGCATTTATAATTATGAGCCAGTCCCACGTAAGCCGTTTGATATTAGCGAGCACGAGTTTAGTGATAAGGATATTTTTAATCACTTTATCACGAAAGACAAAAGCCGTATAAACTTTGACTTTGATTCCGACTTAATGCCGTCTGATACCATAGGATTTAATAAAGATGACGCAATCGCTATAGCCAAACATTTTAAATTAATTTAAATAATCGTTGACAAAACCCCAGTTTACTATTAAATTGGGGTTTTATTTTAAGGGGAATAAACAATGCGCTATTGTTACGGTGATTCCGTTATGATCCATAGCGGTAAATACACAAGCTACATTGCAGAATTTTGCGAATATAGCAAGTGCGAAAAATACGCAACAGTTAATGTAGATTTAAGTCCTGAGCCAGTGGTTAGGAAGATAAGGCTATTAGCATCAAATTTAACTCCATATTCGGAGGGTGAACAATGACACCACAACAAATTAAACGCGCTAAGAGATTGGCGGAGATATTGGGGCTAATAACTCACGACGTTCACACTATGGATGGAATTCAATTGCCAATTACTGAAAATGGTGACGAGTTCAACCCCGAACAAGACAAGGCGCTATTGTGGGATTTGCAGGTTAATTATAATATCGAACTGGGAAAATCTGAAATAAGAACCGGTAAACACGATTATATCCAAGGGTATTTTGCGTGGGATAGAGAAGAATCCCACAAGAACTTTCAAATTAATGAGAGTTTGAGCGTCGCCCTCATCGACTGCGTAATAGAAATTAACGGGGGTTATGATGGTTAAAAAATTAACAGCAAAATCAATCAGGCAGGGGCAGACGGTTTACGTTATAACCCACGGAGAGAACTACGATGACGGTTACAGCGTGGTAAGAATCAGACTGTTAAAGCCCAAAACATCCAAAACATTAATTAATTACATGACGGAAAGTGGTAAAGTTTTCTACTCACGCCGCAAAGCCATACGCAAAGCTAAAGAGCTTAATCGCATGATGGAAATGTAATGAACGTATTTATAATAAGAACATCAAGTAAAGAAGCCGCAGGATAAAAACAAACAGATAATTGTCGGCATTGCTAATACGTTAATTGACCCGAAATAAACATTAAATAAACGTTGACAATCCGCCCTGATTCGATATGATGGGCGGGTGATTAATTGGAGGGGTAAGATGAAAATTAAAGATTTAGAAGTTGGTGGCGCTTACGTGCTAAGTACTGGCCTTAAGGTTCAATATTTAATGACTAGCGGAAATGGTAAGGAGGCTTTGTTTACAGATGATAGCTGGCTATACGTTGCTAATTCCGATTTAAAGCTTATTGATGACGTTAATGTTTCGGTGGTTTGCAATGAAAAATAAAACACTAGACAATATTCATTGTTTTGTTACTGTTGCGTTGTGCGCCGTTATAGTTCTGCTTAACGTTATGCTTTACAACAAGGAGCTGCAAGTGGAGCAGCAAGTGGAGCAATACAAACAAATAGCATCCGACGCGATAAAAGTTGCTGAGGAATGCTTGAGGATGAAGAAATGAACACGCAAGAAATAACTAAACTATCAGACGATTTAAAATACTTACGTGATGAGTTCGAGGTTGGAAATCAGCTTTGGGGTTCGTGTCCAGATGGTTACGTCACGCTTGATGCAATGATTGAGTACTGCAAGGAAAATGACTATCTGCTAGAGCATATAATCAAGGTGGCTAAGCAGGTCAACGCAATAGAGGTTAAGAAATGAACACAATTACAGAAGAGCTAGTAACGCTAGATATTAACGGGCGTACCGTGGACTGTTACGTGTGGGGCTATTACCATCCATCTTATAATGGTGGTTACGATGAGCCAAGCGAGCCTGAAATGTACGAGCTGACAGAATTGTACGCGAACTTTGACGGCAAGAATAAGCAGCAAGAAATAAGCGAAATATTAATGATTGAGTTCGTACGTGAAAGCATTATTAAGCAGTTAAAGGAGAATGCAAAATGCAACTAAAACTAAACACAATCGAAACGCCTTACAACACGTTAGGCGCAATGGAGTACGGCGATTTTACATGCTACACGCTAGAATTGCCGTGGATTAATAACCATAAAAATATTAGCTGTATTCCCGCTGGAACTTATGAGTGTGTCAAACACGTATCGCCTAAATTTGGTGAGTGCACAAGGGTTAAAAACGTATGTAGTAGAGCTTACATATTGATTCACGCTGGCAACTTCACCAGTCAGACGAAGGGCTGCATTCTAGTCGGCGAATCAATCGCAGATATTGACCGTGACGGGATTATGGATGTCGCATCAAGCAAGCGCACGCTTGATCAATTAATGACGGCATTGCCTGATAAGTTTGAAATTGTTATTAATAGATTGTTTGCAAATTAATTTAAAATAGCTGTTGACACAAAACCCAGCCGTGATAAGCTGGGTTTTTATTTTAAGGGGAAGTAAAATGAACAAGGTAAAGTTAAAGGCAATCAATGCATACGACGAAAACCAAGAGCGTATACGGCAGCTTGAGAAATTTCTGTCACGATACATGTATCGAACTGAGATGAGAGGGCGCGAGCCAATAAGTTTGGTTGAGGGCTTGCTTGGCGGTAGTGCTATAGATTTTGACTAACAAAAGAAAATCGTTGAGCTTGAATCTCACGCAGTCGACATGGGCAAGATGGCGGAAGGTTACGTCAATAAAATATCCACACTAACACACGAAAACGTCCTACTAGAAAACCAGCTAAAAAACGCACAAGAAGAAATTGCAGAACTAAAGAAAAAGGCGCGGGGTTATTGATGAAAAAACGTAACAAAAAGAACTGTAACCATGCAAGGTTGCAGCGTATCGCGAGGGCTAGCACTAAAGATTTATTGATTTGCAGTCTTGGCGATGAACCAGCAAAAATCCTTGATGGGCGCACTGGCGAATTTATTAATGCGACAGAAACCCTAGTTAATGCGCTATGTCGAGTCGCACATAAATGGTCATGTTTAACAGCTGTGCATTGTTACATCGAGCTAACTGGCGAACGGTATATGAAAACAGACCAGCCATTCACGCCAAAGCCTATGTTGCAACGACACATGATTGACGAGTTAACGGAATGTCACGTAAAACTGGTGCAAAGTGTAAACCCGTCACACAAAGTTAATGTTGGGTGGATTGCCTCGCCAAGTGGTATAGATTTAATTAACGAGGGAGACTTGGCAATGAACATATTTGAAAATATGGGCGCTTGGGAAAATAAATAAAATAATCGTTGACGAACACTTGCCATTAATTTAAAGTGTTCGTTACTTACTTAATTTAAAGGAAATCAAAATGAAGCTAACAAAGAAACAAGTGAAATTTATCAAGCTGGTTGAAAAGTGTAAATTCTTATTTATTTCCGAGGTTGACCAATCTGAGTACCCGCTATCAATGATTGAGTCGCTTGAAGGTAAGGGCGCAGTATCTATATTCAAAAACAAAATAACATCAAATTTAATTTAAGGAATAAAAATGAAAACTTGTAAACAATTAGGATTAAAGGCGTTAAGACTTGAGCGTCAGGGTAATCAATTAGGCGCTGCCAAAGTCTGGCGTGACGCTGCAAAAATCGCAGAAACAGAAGAGGCGTTCACAATCTGCGAAACAAGGTGCTCGCAGTCTTACATTTCTGGAAACTCAGAACTGCACAGCGCAGCAAATAGCAATACGGTTTATTAATTATGGGTAGAGTTGCAGATTTATCTAAAGATATGGGCAAGGACTTTCGACTAAGAAGTGATTGTGAGTGGTTAATGTCAGAGAAGATTGACACCGACAAAACACTAACGGGTCTCTTGACAAGGCTAGGATTTGATAACTCCAACAATAGGCTGACGTCTTTAATTGAGCGTCATAACTATGACATTCATCAAAAGTTAGTAAGAAAAGCGCCGTTTACAGCACCTCAATTTATCGAAGCCATGAAGACCTGCGAAAACATCGGTGAAGTAGCAAAAAAGGTAGGCATAACAAGAGACTTTGCAAGGCTTGTTGTGCATCGAGATTACCCGCAATACGCAAGTAAGCTAATACGAAAAGCTGCAAAATACACAACACTTGAGCAGCGAGAAGAGATAGCAAACGCCAACATGAAAGAAAGAAAAATTATTGCTGACGAGCTAGGGATTTCAATGCAAACCGCGCACAATATAGCGTACAACTGGAGAATAAAAAATGAAAAATGAATTTACACTTGAGAATACAAAAGATGCCACTCATTACGCTATAAGCAAGGTCGGTAAAATTAACTTTTATAAGTTATGCGGTGGAATCTCATTTATGATGGGCAGCACAACCAATTTCGAGTGGGAGGAGTTTGGCCCGGCATTGAAACTGACAAGCCTAACCGACGAAACAGGCAGGGGCTATCCAACGCTTGAATGGTTTTTAGATGCTGAACATCTTTTGGAGGAAGGTGATGTCGTCATCACTGAAAGTGGAAAATCAATCACCGTGTCAGAAGAAAACGACCACAACGGAATAAACGGCTGGAATACTGGCGTCACTGACGATAATAAAAGATGGGTTAAATCAACCCACGACAACCGCCACGACCTAACACAAATGGCACGTGATGAGTATTACAGTAAGATTGGAAAGCCAGTTAAACTAAGCGAGCATCCGCTAAAAAAAGAAGTAATCGATAAAATTAATTCTGGTGAAATAACATTTAGCGCACCGACTGGCGAAAAACAATGGCCTAAAAACGACCGTATCGACGCGATCGGCCAAAACGGCAATAACGGGGAGCATTATCCGCATGAAAGCGAGTCGCCGCTGAGTCCGAATTTTGAAAGCAAGCCATTTTATACGCAAGAGATGCGTGAGGGCGGTGAACCAGTAAAATTAAGCGATCACCCGCTAAACAAAGAGGTCTTTGGTAAAATTAACTCTGGTGAAATTACTTTTAGCGCACCGCTTAGCTCTGTTCTTGATAATCCAGTATTCACACAAGCAATGGCTGACGCTGGTCAATTGCCTGTAATTGGCGCCAAGTACCTCGATGGTGATAATCAGTTATGTATAACAATAGGCCATACAAGCATGTCTGATATTGTTGGCGAAATGGTTGAGCTAGTAAGTGGTCATGAATACGCAGCGATATCAATTTCAAAAGCAAATGAAATAAAACCAATCGACACCCGCACCGACGAAGAAAAGTTGCGTGACGCTATTACCGATGCAGTTAATCCATATATCGGTAAAATGTCAGGGCTGCAAGATGAGCTACTAGCGTCAAACAAATTCACAATAACATTGAATAAGGAGGGTTAATCGTGACTAAGAAATTTAAAATGCGTATAGCTTTACTTATTACGTCTATGGCTATAGCTTCTGTTGGCGGGTATATCATTGGCGACTGGAAAATTGTCGCTGGCATATTCCTTTTGTTATGGGCTAACAGCATCAGCCAATACAACAAATGATTAACTACTACAAATCAGCAATAGAACGCACAAAAGCTAAACAGCAAGACGCAAGTAATCGCGGCGACTATCCAGCCTTTGAAGCGGCAGAGAAAGACATTAAAAACTATAAGCGCGAGATTGATAGGCCTCAAAGTAAATCATAATTCGTGCTATAATTAACATTCGTTTAAAAGAGAGGTAGAGTTATGCGTAAATCTGAAGAGTACTGGGGCATTTTTGGTGAATTCACTGGCATCGAGGGCTATACGGGCGCTGACAAAGGCGACGACGATCTCGGGGGAAACACAACCAAGCCACCACCAACAAAGCCTTAGATAATGAGGTTGCTATTAATTTTAAGTGTCAGCTTTTTAGCTGGCATTTTTTTGGATTCAAAATTTACATCTTATAGCCTGTATAACTATAATTACAGCCTTTATGTTGTTTTTATATCCTTAACTTATACATCGTGCGCCGTAATATCTTGGTTTCTACTGCCAAAAACAAAATCAATACAGCTCGTGTTATCATTAATGCTTATTTGTTGCATGGTTATATCCAGCCTTTTTAACCTGCTATTTCTAGATTATTCGAACTACGCGACACTGTCATATATCAAACATGATGCGCCGCTATGCCTGAATAACATATACCTAGCCGTAGAAATCGCGGCACTGCTAATAGCTGGAAAAGATGGATTTAATTTTGTTAGCGATAATAGTCGCGCTATTTATAACCGATTCTGTGATATTATATATCGCAATATTAATTTTAATTAAGAGCCTAAGAAATGTCGAACCAGCAAGACCAAACACTACAGGCTCTAGCAAGCTTTATCGAAATTCAGAAAGTAACAAACGAGAATAACGAAAAGCGTGCAGATAAAATGGAAAAGGCGCTAGATAAGATAGCGGAGACGTTAGTTAATGACGAAGCTAGACAGGTAGAGATAAACGGCATAGAAAAGCGAGTATCAAAAATAGAGCAGGCAGTGGAATCGCATAGTAGAGACATACAAACTAACAGCAGCACAACGGAGCAAGTTAAAGAGCTAAAAAAAGAGGCTCGCGGCGCATGGTGGAAGTTTATAGGTGCTATTGTCGTACTGTTTTGCGCCAACATGATAAATGAATCAAGCAAAGAGTCAAGCACTGACGCACTAATAAAGCAGCTAATAGAAGCGCAAGAAAAGAAATGAGCGTTGCAGGTTTGCGGTCGATTCTTTAGCCCTTCAATCTGGGCTTTTTATTACCTAAACTAAAATAACTGTTGACTAAGTAACAAAATAGAGTAAGATTTATTTTCTATTAACTAAATGAGAAAAAGAGATGAAAAAGATTTTAACTGCATTAACGATCGACCTTGCGCTATTATCTTTTAAAGGGTTTGTATTTATGAATCTTTGGCGCTGGTTTTTAATGCCAATTACGGGTATTGAGGTAAATCTAATCACATCTATTGGCGTATGCATTATTATGCACTTATGCACCAAGCAATACATTGAACACAGAAAAGATTTAGAGGAATTTGAGGTTGCCATCGATGTTGCTTTCACATGTGCGGCTTGCTTATTTTTTGGATATATCGCTCAACTGTTTATTTAACTCCAGTCATTAAATTGATTTGCAAAAGGCTGCTTAGGTGGCCTTTTTTATTGCCTAAAACAAAATAATCGTTGACTAGAGGCAGCAAAGTGATAACATCTACTTTCTATTAACTGAATGAGAAAAAAGAATGATTGACATAAAAATAACAAAAGAGATTGACGGGAACGAGACGATTACCAATGCGGGATGGCGAGATATAACAATTGGCTCCTCGGCAACCATTCTTGCGGCATGGTTAATCCCTATGGCTCTTGTTTACTACGCTGTAGCTTTGGTTGCTTGCGCGACTATTTTTAGTGAGCCGACCGTTGCAGG